GAGCAGGCTGCCACTGTACTGTCGCGCTACATGGACATTCCTACTGACCAAATTCCCGGCGACTTAAGGATGCTTGAGAATTATGCGGCTGAAATGGGAGGAACTTTACCGGATGCCGCCAACGTATTAGGCCGTGCGTTGGAAAGTGGGACGACGCGCAACCTGGGTTTTTCGCGAGAGATGTCGAACACCATAACCACGATGATGAGCGCGGGAGATATCGCCGGCGCCGACGCCCTGATCATGGAACAATTCAACGATAAATTCAGCGGGCAAGCCTCTGCGGATCTGATGACCTATGCTGGCGCCACACAGGCAGTTAGTACCTCTATGGATAATTTGAAGGCGGCATCTGGCTCAGATCTTCTCTCCAATTTCACTCTAATAAAGTTGACCTTTGCAGATTTGATCAACGAATACATTGAATGGGAGAGTCTTCAAAATGGTGGAAAACCTACCGGGCTGGCCGCTTATGCAGGCGAAGTAGATTACTCAAAAATGTCTACGGCCGCCTTGAACTCCGAGCTCGATCTGGTTAATAACGCGCTGGCAACGACAACCACAGAAACCGGAAAAGCGATGGCCGGCCATGCTCAACTGGCGATACAGACCGAACTGGACGCGAGGGCCCACCATGATTTCTCCAGCGTTTTAAAAGATCTCCCCGCCCAGCTGCAAAATTTAAAAATTGCTACCGATGATAGCGGAACAGCTGACTATAAGGACACAAAGTACGTTTCGGACATGACGGGGGAATATAAAAACCTAATCACGCAACTGGGCCAGATGAGCCCACGAACAATCGCTGTTGGCGAGGCATTTGGACTGTTGACCGATCAGGAAATCACTGCCATGACCAACCTGCATAACTTCGATGCAGATATACAGGCATGGGGAAATAAACCGATCACTAAGACTATTGTTCTGGACATGTGGTACCAGGAAAACGACCTCGGTTACGGCGGCAAAGTTACAGATGACGGATCCGCCCCGGCAGCCACCACAAGCGCCAGCACCGGCAGCGGCGGGAAAATACAACTGGCGCCTTGGGCTTCTGCGGCTGACAAGGCTTATGCTGCGGCCCATCCGGCGCAATACGCACCCGTGACCGGCAACGCGGCCGGCGGACCGGTGGGCCCAGGCACCTCGTTGTGGAACGAAGGCGGCCGGCCGGAGGTACTGGTGACGGGCAGCGGTGGGATGATCATCAGCCACGATGAGGCCATGAAATCGCTGGGTGGCGGCGTCACAATCAATCTTTCCGTCAACGGAGCCGGCGACCCAAAGGCCGTGGCGGATGAAGTGATCCGCCAACTGGGCACCACGATGAACCTGCAGGGAGCCAGGACCAGGCTATGAGCTACCCGACCCAGATGATCCCGCAGATCACGATCGCGGGCGTGGATGTTACCGCCCACGTGGATCCGACACGCTCGACCTGCACGAACGTCCTGACCAAGCAGGTAGACACGGCCGAGCTCTACATGTTCGACGTGGCCAGCCTGAATATTCAGGAATGGCAGGAAGTGATCATCACCGACCTGGTGAGCGGGACGAAGCTCTTCGGCGGGTACACCCAGCAGGGGGCGGTGGTGAGTTTCGGCGGAGGGACGCGCCTGGATATCAGCCCGCTGCACTGTGCGGACTACTCCTGCCTATTCGATCACATCCGTGTCAAAAAAGCGTATGCGCCCGTAAGCTCTACGATCACCGACCTGGCCATCCTGCAGGATATATTCTCCACTTACTGTACGATCATCAACACGAACACGTTCGTGTGGGCGGTCAACAGCTACCCCCGCATTACCTTTGCCCGGCTGACGCTGCGGGCGATCCTGGACCAGTTGGCCAGCGCAGCGAACGGCTTTTGGTACGTGGACTACAACAAGAAGTTGCACTTCGGGCTATCCGAGAGCAACCCGGCGCCGTACGGCATCTCGGACGTGCTGGCGCACCAGGACCTGGCGACAGTGTTCCCGATGGGCAGCTTTACCCGCAATATTGATGGGACTGGGATAGTCAACCGCGTGGAAGTGGTCGGCGGCACGTATCTCTCGGGAAATCAGACCATCGAGGTGGCAGGTACAGGCCAGTCGCCCATTGCATTTATCGGCCTGGCGATCCACGAGCAGACCGGGCAGGCACAGATCCAGGTCTGGCGCAACGACGGTACCCAGGTCACCCCGATCTGGACGGCCATGAGCGTACTGACGGTCATGAACCAGGTGCCGACCGGTAACCAGGTGCTGTTTGATTTCAACGGCAAGACACTGACCCAGGCGGCGAACTGGCCGAACCTGACGAATGCCATCAAGATCGCCTGCTGCTACGAAGCGCCCCTGGCTGACAGGTTCAGCGACGCCAATAGCTTCGCACAGTACGGGCTGCCGTGCTTCCTGGACGGCGAGATCGACAATGCCAATATAACAGACAAGACCACCTCGAAGTTGATCGCCAGTGGTTTCCTGAAGGGCAACTCGATGGGGATCAAGGCGTATAACTGCACGGTCTGGCAGCCCGGGCTGCGCTCAGGCATGACCATCCCGATGGAGAATGCCGCGCAGAGCATCAACGGGACGCTGCTGATCCAATCGGTGACGACCAAGCTAGACAATGGCGGCTACGCCGAATTCGACCTGGCGCTGGGCGCATACCAGCCCAGCCTGGTGGATATTTTCATGAAGATCGCCCAAAACGCCCAACCATTACCACTCTACAACCCGGGCGAAGTGCTGCAGGAAATGCTGCAGGCGGCAGACAGCCAGACCCAGTCAGACACGTTTTCTGTGGCTGCTTCCAGTCCGCCCTACTTGGTGGGCAGCTCCCTGAAAGTGGGGTACTTCCATGCTTGAGTTAACCCATTCGGACGGCCAGACCTTTGGCGGCATCTCCATCCTGCAGGCCTGGAAGCCGGGTAAGCTGGCCGGGCTGCTCTGGCAGGGCATGACGCTGCCAGAAGCCAAGGCTTATGCACTACGGCAGGGCTGGCTGGTGGATGAAAACACGGTCCACAACCTGGTTATGACCGGTGGTAAGAACTGGGAAGCCCAGATGATCGGCGGTTTACAGACGGTAGGCATAACATACTGCGCCATCGGGACAGGCTCGACTGCCCCATTGGTAAGCGATACCCAGCTAGCTGCGGAAGCAGCGCGCATGGCGATCACGCTGGCCACGGTGGCCGTGAACGTACTGACCATCGATGCGTGGTTCGCGGCGGCTTCGTGCAACTATGCCATTGGCGAGGCGGGTTGGTTTGCCGGGCCAACTGCAACGGGCACAGCCAACTCGGGAGTGCTGGTGGCGCATTACTTGCAGCCATACAACAACAGCGGCGGATCTCCCAATGATTTGACCCTGGAGTGGATCGACACGTTCAATTAGGAGCTACCCATGCCATTTCATATTCCAGTCCAGAACGGCGACACCGCCGACTACAATCTCTTCAACGCCCTGCCCGGAGGAGCGCTGTTAGTCTACAACAACTCTGGAGTCTCCCTGCCCGTTGGCACGTATGTAAAATTCGACCCAAGCTACACTTCCGGGCTAGGTGTGACCATTGCATCAACACTCTTCGACCAGAGAGTTTTGGGGCCGGTCATCGGAGGGACAATCGGCATTGGAGCGAGCGGCTACATCTCCGCCCCTGGATTTGCTCTGGCGCAGGCTCTTGTCAAAGACACAACCGTATTTGGACATTCCTTGACCACTGGCTCAGGTGGTTGGTTGGTGGATAGTGGCGGCGGTGGGTGGGGGCCAGGCATCGCGGGCTGGGCGCTTGGGGCGCAAGGCGCTGGTGGCCCAAACCTGATGAATATCCTGTTACATCCGTATCCGCTGTTCTATACCGCCGCGCAGGTCATCACGCAGAAATATGGGGCAAACGATGTTGCGGTGGGCGGTGGAACTATCAATGCCAATGTGGTGAATGTCACGCCGAATCAATGCCTTTTGTTTTATGCATTTGATGCCCACGCAACTACTCTCGTGCCACTCTGGAACTCGTTGACCCCCACACAAATTCAGGCCATATCTGGCACCCTTTCGTATGTTGGGCAATTGCTCGGTCCTGGTGCGGCTACCGCAAACTTTACAGGAACCTTCACTACCTATGCCGGGGTGGGGGTTGCGCTGGCACTGAACGGTATCAACCAGGGCGGCGGGGCGGCGACATTCGGAACGCCGGTAAATCAAAACGGGGCTGGCGCATCTGTTAGTCTCACCGTGGCCTGTGTTCCAGGAGACATTGTTGTTTGCGTAACTTTGATAAAGGGTACATCCGTAACATTCTCCGGTAGAAACCAAACACCATTAATAAACGCGGCTGGGAGTGCCACAGCTTATGACGTTCAATGGGCTATTGCTGCCTCGACCTCCATAAGTTTTACTCTGACTATTGGCGGTTCGCTTACGGGCTGGAGTGCGGACGCGATGGCGCTGCATTCGGCATAAGGAGAATGGCATGACAACAGATGCACAGATTTACCAAGTCTACCTTTCCACCCAGCTCTACGCCTCCATCATGGTGGAAAATCTGAAGATGGCAAATGTGATCGTGAGCGAAGACCCGGGCACGCCCAACCATGCCAACCGGCTGCTGTGGGCGAATTACATTTTTACCAACCCGGACGCAGCGGCGACGAAGATGCGCGTGGCGGTGATGAGCAACGGCGACATCCAGAACAATGACCTGTCGGACGCGACAGTCGGCTACGTGGTGGGATTCATGACCAACGTGGTGGCGAACCTGTAAAGGAGAAACTATGCAGATTCAAGATCCAGTGCTGGTACCGGACGTGAGCGTGTGGTGCGACCACATCAACGCCAAGGAGTTCGAGAACGGCGGCTGCCAGTCCGTCATCGTTGGGCTGTACCCGATCATGGTGGGCGGGAAGTGGGTGCTCAACCCGGTCTGCCGGAACCAGTGTGTTGAAGTAGCGACCAACAGCAGCATGGTGCTGCAAGCATACTACTGGGACGACATCACGCTCAGCCCGACGATGCAGGCGGACTGGGTGGCGGAGACGATCCAAAAAGAGGGCTTACCGATCACGTTCGCATGGGCGGACCTGGAGCAGTGGTGGACGGACTGGGCGAAGTGGGCGGACGCCAGGCAGTGCAAGGTGCCATGGGCAGCCGTGCCGACGGCAAGTGGGCTGAACATCAGCAGACACATGCAGGTGTTCTGTGCGGCGCTGCGGGGCGGCTTCCCGGCCACAGGTGTGTACACGAACAATGGGTTCGTGGGGAGCTGGGCGTACGGGATGAACGCCTGGCTGCCGGGTTATAAGCAATGGGTGGCGCAGTACAAACACGAGCCGAGCCAGGTCACAGCAATGAGCTGGGCACAGCTGCAGGCGGACTGGCTGCCGAATTACGATATTGCCCTGGCGGCGGGGCAGCTGCCCGGCCAGGTGATGGGGCACCAGTTCACCGGCGACATGATCGAGCTGCCGGGCAGTTATGACCAGTACGGCAGGGAGCTGCCGCTGGATGTGAGCGTGTTCTCGAAGGCGTTCATCGAGGGTCTGCGCGGTGGCGTGCCAGTGCCTGCTGTACCCGTATCCGCACCTGCGCCAGTGCCCGCACCAGTGGCAGTGGCGACTCCGTCAACCCCTACGGTGGTGGGAGCGTACCAGGTGATCAAGACATCCTGGATCTTCGCGACGGCGAACGACGAGGCCGGCTGCAAGCTGCTGGGGCAGACGAAGCTGAAAGAGACCGTCACGGTGGAGCAGATCTCGGGCGAGTGGGCCCAGCTGAGCGCACCGGTCTTCGGCGGCTGGGTGCGGCTGGCGAATTTGAAGAAGATATAGAGAAAGGGAGAAAACATCATGGCCGGCGAAAATATCAGTTTCGAGAAATACGTGGACAAGCTGGAAGAGCACATTGACCAGCGGTTCAAGGACGCCGACAAGGCACTTGATAAAGCATTCGAAGCGATGGATGCAAAACTAAGCCAACGCAATACGGAAATGAACGAGAAATTCCTGACCGCCAAAGACCTGGAGAAACCCTGTAAGGATATCGAAGATTTGAAAACTTTCCGGGCCGTGTTGGATGCCAAGGCCAGCCAGCGGGCGGTAAATTTTGCCATTGGGTTCTCAATGGCGGACCTGCTATTGGAGGTCGCCTGGATCGCCAGTAACCTGTTACACAAGTGAGTCAACCGGGGCGAGAGCTCCGGATAAAGAAAAGGAGAAAAGGAATATGAATCTCAACCCTGTGCAAGTGCTGATCATTGGTCTGGTGGCGCTGGTGCTGACCGCGCTGCTGAGCTGGCTGATCGAGAAGGGCATCCCGTGGATGCTGACGGCCTTCAAGATCAAGACCAGCATCGACCTGGGGCGTTTTGTGAAGACGCTGATCGTCGGTGTGGTGGCGTTTTTGCTGGCCTGGTGGTGGTACCCGGCCACGCTGCCGGTGCTGCCGATCTGGGCGCCGCCCTTCGGGAATGAATTCCAACAATTTTGTGTTTGGATACCGATCCTGCTGGCGGCACTGAGCCCCTACGTGGGCGCGGCCATGGTAATCTACAACTTGATCCTTGGATACATACTGGACCCGGAGAAGCGGACGCAGCTGCTGCAGTCGCTGATGAATTTGCTGTTACCAGTGCAGGCGGACCCGCCGGCGCAGCCGACACATCCGGCGATACCACCAGGGACGGTTACACCACCACCCACCCAATAAAAGTATAACGATGATACAAAGAGCCTCCAACGGTTTGGAGGCTCTTTCTTGTTAAGCGGCAGCCGGCCGGAGCTGCTTGATCAGCTCGAGCAGCTGGTCGAGCTTGGCGGCGGTGGAATCGATGGCGGCGGGGGTGTTCAAGCTGCCGATAATGCGGCGGACGTCGTCGTCGACCAGGCGGCCGTAGATGCTATCCGTGATAGTGAGGGAGGAGTGCATGACGTTCTGACTGACGGCTTTCCAGTCGGCCATGTTGCGGGCACGCTTGAGGGCGTAGAGCACGTGGCCGTGGCGAAGTTTGTGTGGGGAGAGATAGGGCACGCCGGCCAGGGCACAGACCGGGCGCAGGTCGCGCTCGACCAGATCGCCGCGGCCGAGATGCGGATCGGAAGTAGCGGTGATGGTGGTGCTGTCACGGGTGAGGGTGGCGTACCAGAGCGAGTCAGGCGGAAGCAGGCGGACGCGCCGGTCCCATTTTTCTACGATCGTAAGCAGTTCGGGGATCTCGAGCAGGAAGGTGACGGCGGCTTTGCGGTTCTTGGTACGGACGCCCAGCTCAGGCAACTGGCGGATCTCCCGGCGGGCGATATCGACGCAGGAGACCGGCGGTTCGGAAAACATCCTCAGGTGGCAAATCAAAAGCGCGGGCAACGCCAAGACAGATATCGGGGCCAGGGTTGCGGTCTCCGCTAAGGATAAGACTTAGGGTGGATGGGTTTATATCCGATCTCTTTGCTAATTCAGACTGAGACCAGCCACGTTCTTTCAATTCATCTTCAATTGCAGTTATGAATAATTTATTCATCGTTGTAAAGTATTGCACAAATATGATTTGCTGTGGTCAATAAAACCTTGACAAATGAAATATAGTGTATATAATTTGCTCTGGTAAAGTATTTATTGACTGGAGCAAAAGATGGATGAGATTACCGAAAAGACCAAATATATTCCACGAATAATCAACTTACGGCCGGAAGTGTATGAGCTGGTCCAGGAGGAGGCGAAGCGGCGGCGCAACGGGCTGAAGGGCTTCTCGCTGACGCTGAACCAGATCGTGCTGGAATGGGCGGACGCGCACAATGTGGAGTTGCTGCCGGTAAATACGCGCGAGCTGCAGGACCTGCCGGCGGTGGAAAAGATTCTCGTTCCGGCAGAAACACCCCTGGAAAACGGGGTGCGGGCGGAGGCGTGAAAAGGAGACTATGGCGCGAATGACGATCGTTCTACCCGAGCAAGAAAAAAGTGCTCTTTATAGGCTTGCAGAACAAGGATTTAGGGAACCGCACGACCAGGTTGCTTTAATCATTCATAAGGAATTGGTGCAAGGAGGTCTTTTATCTCCAGTGCATGGTTCCTCAGAATGCCATATGGATGCTGAAAAGTTGGTAGCTGATCGTAAGAAGCTCCTGGATTTGATGAGCACTTTTCCGGTCCTGGTAACAACCAATAATTGGTTCAGGGCATCGGACGGAAAGCAATATACCTGTGTGTGGGGACACGCCTCGATCATCTCTGCTACGGCACTGCTCGGCTTCGAACCGGCCCAAAGCACGAACTGGTTGATGGTCTTCGATGGCGGAAAACACACGCTGGTGGTCGGAGGCTGCCAGATCAATTACATCCAGATCTGTCCGGATGCGCCGGACGATAGCTTTATTTTGCGGGTTATTCCGGAGGGTTAGATGCCAATAATCTCGAATGGCCAGATCGTCAGACCAAGGACGTTCGATCCGGATGCGAAGACGAAGCCGGAGAGGGTGTTCGAGTTCATCGTGGCGTTCAAGCACGAACATGATGGCAATTCTCCGACGATCCGGGAGATCATGGTGAACTGCAGGATCTCGTCCACCAGCATGGTTTGGTTCTACCTGAACCAGTTGGTGGCGAAAGGATTGATCAAGCGGCCGGATGCCAACATCGAGGTGGTGGGCGGGAAGTGGATCTTCATCGGAGGTCATCATGGTTGATCCTTATCGGAGCGGAGTGGCGGCGCTGTTCGCCGGGCACGCCAGGCAGGCGCTCTCGGTCCGGTTTGTGAGCAAGGTGAACCTGCTGTACAAATCTGCGCCACTGGTTATCCAGGGCGAATTCGTGGAAGCGGTCGAGGCGTGGCCTTACCAGTATTCGATCCGAATCAACGGGGCGCATCATCCGGTCGGGGTCGTTGCGGCGAAATGGATCAACATCCTGGCCGGTCGGAAAGTGGTGGAGGAGTGACATGACCCCAAAGGAACCAAGAAAAGTGGAAGCAAGGAACATGAACACGGATGAATTCCTGTTGATCAGCATGATCATCGGGTGCTTGATGTTCTTCGTGATGGTGGCCGGGGTGATCGGGGCAATCGACCTGGTCCGGACCGTGATCATCAAAATCTTGGGAGGCTGAGCGATGGGCAACGTGAGCGGGATCCGGTTCGAGCCACTGTATTTTCGGCTCAGGCCACGCGGGAAGAAAATGTATTTTGCCGGGCTGCGTAGACTGAAGGTGACCCGGTATTCGCACACACGCGGGTTCAAGACAGCCTCGGCGGCGCTGGAGTATGCCAGGCGCTGGGCGAAGAAGGCAGACCGGCTAATCAATGTTTCCGTGGGCAAGGAGGCGGCATGACATACACGTACCAATTGCTGGATGCCAATACACCCGGCAGTTTGAGTGAAGTGGTCAACGATGCGTTGGCCAAGGGCTGGGAGCTGTGGGGCAGTCCGTTCTGGGGGCATAGTTATTGTCAGGCGGTGGTGAAGTGGGAAGAGAAGATCCACGACACGATTGAAGAGATGACAAGTGGCGATGTAATTCAGTTCGAGAGAGGCCCAGGTGGTTACGATCCCGAAACCAGCCATTTTCAATTCGGATGCCGATATGAGTGACATCTTCCAGTCGACGGAAGTGTGGTGCATTGTGCTGCCGGGACTGGGGCGCGTGTTCCTGCAGGAGCATAACCAGCAGCCCGGGCGGATAGTGATCTGCCGGAAATGCCAGGGAGCGATCGAGCCGGGTACGGGTTGCCGGTTCGTGCAGGAACGGAACCTTGGGCGGATGCAACCCGTGACAAAGGGGAACGGGTATCTGTGCCGGACGTGCATCAAGCACGGGCTGCAGGAAACGGCCCGGTGGCAATTCAACGACACGGAAGCCAGTTTGTTCAAGGCAAACGGGTACACGCTCAAGCCGATCGAGGGACAGCGCCTGGCAGATCTGTGGATGCTGAACGGGACGGCGGGACTGATGGCCGGGATCCGGGAAGCGCTGGAAGTACCGCAAGTGATCATGAGGAAAGGATAACTCGATGGAATCGTCTTTGCAAACAATGCCCGCATTTTGGCCGGTTTTTGGCCTGGTACTGGTAAGCCTGGTGCTGTTCGGGCTGGCTTACAACAAGCTGACGACGTACCTGGAACGCACCGGACGAGATCGTGGGTTCGTGAGCCTGCTGGTAGCGGCCGGGGCGGCTGTGACGATCCTGGCGACGGGGCTGCTGATCGGGCTGGTGAATGCGTTGATCGTGCTGGCGTGCTTTGCGGCCAGCGGGGCGCCGATGATGATCGGGTCGATCAAGCGCTACGTGGACGCCCGGGCGGCGGATGAAAAAGCCGCGCGGCAGATGGTCAAGGAGGCCCTGGATGAGTCACCCAGCCCAAGTAGGCAAGAATAATTTCAACCAGGCGGTGGCGCGCGGGCGGCTGGCGAACATGTTTGCCCGCAAGAACCTATCACGGATCGTGGAGGAGCAGCCCGGGCCGCAGGTGACAGCGCTGCTGATCGCCCGGGCCAGTTTGAATTTGGGCGAGATCGGGGATGTATTCGACGAGCTGGAGCAGATCGGACGGAAGGCAAGAGGAAAGTGAATGAACCGGGGCGAGGTGCCCCGTTTCAGACAAAACCTTAGCAGGGTTTAGCGGTAGAGCGCCCGGGGTACACCTCCCAGACCCCGGGCGCGACCGAAAAGAGAAACAAGAAAAGGAGAACAGAATGACAGAAGCATCGAGAGTTCGTTGTAAGTTTCGCTGTAACCAAATTACCAAACGACGTGAAAGTTATCCGCCGCCCGGAAGATTCCTTTTTGAAGCTCAATTTTCTGCGGTCAGCGAGGGCAGCGAAGAAAATAAGAAATTCTTCGCCTACACTCCCAGCGGGAACCTGAGCGTTGGCGCTTATCAGGAGGATCTTTTCGAAGTCGGAAAAGAATATTACCTGGACATCAGCCCGGCTTAAAACAAAAACCCAAATTGAGGAGACTGTCGCCGGATTACATCGGGTAGGAAACTGCGTAGTGATCCGGGGTGGCGCTGGGCGGCCGGCATGGGCCGGTGCAGGTTCGAGACCTGCCCACCAACATACCCATAATGATAGGCCGGTAGTACCTGGAAAGGGTGTAGCGGCTGCGGTTGACTTGGGTGACGCAGCCAGGCCGGACCAGCGGAAACCAAAGCGCCCAAGCGAGAACCCGGCCAGGCACGCTTGAAAGGTGAGTGTGCCCAAAATAGACAGGGAGCAGGCGGATCTGGTGAAGCCTGCTCCCGAAAAAGAACAAGGAAGAGAAATGAAAAAAATACCGATCGGTGCGCTGAAAGAATTTGCCAATAAATATGGCTGCGACCACGTGATCGTGTTCGCGACCACCGGCAAGATCGAGCATGTCGCTACCTGGGGAAGAAGCATCAAGGATTGTGACCAGGCTGCCCAATTTGGCGACATGATGAAAGATGTCTTGGGATGGCCGAAAAGTCTACATGCGGTTCCCAACAGGGTGAAGCGCTTGCAGGAGCGGGTCAAAGAGCTTGAAGGCGTATTGGATGAAATTGAAGCGGAAAAGCGAGGATGAAATCATGGAATTTCCAGTGGCGAAAGTGAAGGCGATCCGGGCGGATATCGGGGCAGGCAAGCTGCACCTGGCGTTCGAGATCAAGCTGGACGAGCGGACGCTGGAGCTGGCGCAGGCGCTGGCGGCGGGCGCGGATGCGAGCGGCGGACATGCCTCGCTGGAGGTGGAGCTGGCGCAGCCAGGGCTGCCGGGGCTGAGCGTGTTGAACCGGGAAACCGGGTAGATCCAGGAGGAAGCATGAAAGCACTGACTTTGTATCAACCTTGGGCGACATTGGTGGCCATCGGGGCGAAGCGGATCGAGACCAGGTCATGGAGCACGAATTACCGCGGCCCGCTGGCAATACATGCCGGGAAAAATCGCCGTTACATCAATAAAAGTAGTGATCATTGTGTCTGGGATGTGGACCCGTTTTACATAGCCCTTGCGGATGGAGGGGCAATCAGTAAATTCAACGCCACGGAAGATGAATTTACTATCGGTTGCATAGTGGCAACCTGTGAGCTGGTTGGGTGCTATCAGATCGACATAAATGATTTGCGCCCAAAAAGCATGGAGGGTTGGCTCGTAGCCGGAAAGACGTGGGGAAGAACGCCCCAAGAGTTGGCGTTTGGCGATTACACCATCGGTCGCTATATGTGGTTCCTGAACAAGGTGAAGAAACTGGAAGAACCTATCCCGGCGAAGGGCGCCATGGGACTGTGGGAGTGGAACGATGAACGCTGAGCAGGCCTGGCAATCGGCGGTAGGGCAGCTGCAGATGGAGATGCCGAGAGCGGCGTTTATTGCGTACGTGCGGGAAACGAAGCTGGTCAGTTACGAGATGGGATGGTTCTGCATCGAGGCGGCGAGTGAGTTTGCCAGAGATTGGCTTACGGCACGCCTGACCAGCACGGTGACCAGGATGCTGACCGGGATGATGAACCGGGCAGTGCAGGTGGTGTTTGTGGTGAAGAAGGAGGCAGAAAAACAAGCAACAAAAAACAAGAATGATGATCCGCAACCTGATTTATTCAAAAAGGAAGGAAGACATGAGCGAAATTAGATTGAGCGTTCAGCAAGATCAGGAAGACACATTGAGCGAGCTGGTTCTGTCAATGGAAAAATTATTGGGCTGCAAGGTGACGCTAAGTGCTCAGGCCACGATCTACGAGGCTGAATCAGACAATCCAAAAGCATTGGAGATCTTGCAGGAAATCTTCAGTGAGAATGACCTGGCGCAGGCCAGCAGGAAGACCACGGTAAAGATTTTGAAGGCCGTGAAGAAGCCGGTGGAAAAGGGCAAGAAGCCAGAAAAGAAAGAACGGAAGAAGTACGCCCGGAAAGAAGTCTTATACACGGTCCTGGATGGACCCTATGCCGGCAAGGAGCTGATGGCAGCGGGTATGTTTAAGATGCTGAAGACCGGCAAACTGGCTGAACACACGCACCTGAGCCATCCAGAAAAAGGAAACATGATCGTACTCCTAGATGCGCGCGGCTTTCTGTTTTTGGAATCGACAGATAAGCCGGAAATCGTGAAAGTCGAGGCGCAGCCATGAACGAGGCGCCTGTGTTGATCGATATCACGTTGATCACCGGCAACCCGTATCAGATGCGGCATATGTTAGACGGGGCCGCGGTGCAGGAGCTGGCCGAGAACATCCTCCGCAACGGTCTGTTGCAGCCGCCGACGGTGCGGCTTATGCCAGGCATGCAGGCGTTGTCGGCGCCGGAACGCATCGAAAGGGGCAAGGAAGCTTACGAGCTGGCGTTCGGGCACACGCGCCTGGCGGCGTTCAAGCTGCTGGCGAATTCGGATGACAGCGAAAAGCGGATGTTTTACCGGCAGATCCCATGTTTCATCAAGGACCTGGACGACCTGCAGATGTTCGAATTGGCCGTCTCCGAGAATATCAAGCGGCGCAACCTGAACCCGGTCGAGACAGCCACAGCCATGCAGACGTACCAGGAAAAGTTCCAGAAGACCAGCGCCGAAACCGGCGAGTTCTTCAACGTCGACGAAGCCACGGTGCGTGGCACAGTGCGGCTGCTGAAGTTACCGGAAACGGCCCGAGCCAAACTGGCGGCCGGCGAGATCACCATGGGAGCCGCCCGGCAACTGCTGGTGCTGGTGCGAGTGGCACCCGAAAGCATCGAAAACGCCGTCAAACGCATCATCAACGGCGACCAACCCGACAGGGTGGTGTCGGATGCGCTGGATGGGCTGGTCTACCACAACAAGGCCATCAAGATGTGGGCCGGCTGGCGCAGCGGCAAGCCGAGCGGCGGTTCGGGGCTGTGGGAGCTGGACGCGCCGGTCGGGAAATCGGCCAAGTACATGCCGCCGGTGGCCGGGCTGGAAGGGCTGAATAAGCACCTGGTCAGGAAACTGGCCGAGAGCGATGGAGTGGTATCTAACGGGGGCGAGCTGGAGGATTGGGCGTGCAAGCTGCAGGGCGGCCTGGTGGCGCCGGAGGCGTTGATCGCGCAGGGTGCGCCGGCCGACACGATCGAACGATTGAACCAGCTGGTCAACCCGCCGGCCTGCACGGCCTGCCCGTTCTACGTGCGGGAGCAGAACAACCATTATTGCACCTGGAAGGTCTGCCACACCCGCAAGAAGGAGGCCTGGGCCTGGCTCGAAATGGAGAAACACGAGAAGAAGCTGGAGATCCGTCAATTATCGGCGGACGAAGCCCGGGCCGGTTTCGTGGTCCTGGGCAATTCTTACAACTCCGAAACGCGCCGGCAGGAAGAAGCGGCGATCGCCGCAAAGGATCACAACCTGCGGCTGCATATCAAGCCCGGGCAGTACGAGCACCCGTTCACCAAGTCGGAGATCGTCGAGGTGGTCTCGATCGCGCCGGCGGCGGTCGAGAAACAGAAAAAACAGAAGAAAGCCCATCAGACCGGCGAGGATGAAAAGGAACAGGCGGCGCGCTATAAGCGCGAAAGGGCGTTGGTGGAAGCCGCTAATAAATTCGAGAATGCCGAAGTACCGCCGGTGTGTGCGCACTTGCTGGACGGGCTGGATAACCTGGGTTTCCTGATGGCGATGGCCCAAATAGATGACGATGACTTCCAACGGGAAAAAGTGACCTCCCGCAAGGAAAAACTGGAACGCTGCCGGAGGAATTGCATCAACCAAGTGATCAAAAAGACAGTAAATTACGATGAAAGGGAAAAAGGACTGGTGGCGATCGCCGAATACTGGCAGGGCGTGCTCAAGACGTGGGGCGTAGATCTGCCGGCGGACTGGCTGGAGAAAGCCGCCAGTTACTGGCCGAAAGAGGTCGAGCCGCCTACAGAGCCGGATATTCCTTCCAACGTGGAAAGCGGTCTGGAAGGTGGTGACGAGGGCGATGAGGAAAATGACGAGGAGGAAGAATGACACCAGCAAGCTGCCCATTATGCCAATATTACACCCCGGATCTGAACCCGCAGGCGACGCCAGGAAACGGGCTCTGCCGACGGAATACGCCGACACCGATATTCCTACCAAACGGCGCAGTGATCACCATCTGGCCGACTGTGCGGCCGACGGATTGGTGCGGCGAAGGCGAAGCCGGAATTTCACACGATACGAAAGCGATGGGCAATGCACTGCTGGATAAGGGCAATGGCCACCGTCACTGATCCGCGCAGCCTGCTGGGCAAGTGGCTGAAGGACCATCCGCACAGCAACTAGGCGCACCGGGTGCTACGGTTTGACCGGGAGACGCTGGTGAGCTACTGCGGGCGCGTGTTTCCGATGTCGGAAGCAGTCGAGCCCGTGCAATCCGTGGCGTGCTGCCCGGATTGCACGGGAAAGTGGCGGCAGCAAAGAAAGAGATTCAAAAGGTAAGGCATGGAACATAGTCCGGAAGATGTGGAAGGGTTCATCAAGCTGGTCAGGAGCATGCGGAACGCGCAATGGAAGTTTCTGAACACGCGCTCGCAGAACGATATGATCATGGCCCGGGCTGCGGAGAAACAGGTGGACGGCTGGCTGAATCACTTCGCGCAATTGCAGGCTTTTGGGAAGATTGTGCCAGGCGAACAACAGCCGCTTTGGCCAGATAGCGGAAAAGGCCAAAAATCGACGCCAGAAAGCCATAATCCATGAATAAAACAATGCCCCTAAATAAAGCTGGCAGGCCTGTACAAACCGTGTACACCGAGACGTCCGTAGAACGAGACGTGCAGGCCAAAAAGAACGCAGGAATGAGTTTGCGGCAGATAGCGAAAATCTATGGATCACCGATCACGCATGCGGATATCGAGCGCATCCTGGCTGGTGTTTTTCCGGTCGGAATGGGGAAGAGGCGCGCGTTGCACATCCCGCCTGTTTGTTCGAAATGCGAGCAACCACTGCCAAAGCCGAAACGCGTTGTGCCTACCTGACTGAACGAAGCGGTGGCAAATCTCCAATGGTTGGAGGCGGCCGCACAACCAAAACCGGACGAATATCGGGTGTATGCGCGCGGCGGAAAGCGCGTGCGGAATGCACAACCTTTCACACCGTTTTGAGAGTAATTCTTAGATCCTTCAATTAAAAAGAGAGAGAGTGTGTGTGAGTGTGTGTGTGTGTGTGTGTGAGGATGCAATGAGTAGAAAATATCCGAAAAGTGATCTACCTGAAAGTATCAGAAAACCGCATGCAGCAGCATTGAGAAATTATGCTAAAAATCCAGCAACGGGAAGGAACGATGTGGTCAAAGACCAGGAAGAAGAACACGTAATACTCAAGAGCGAATCCAAACGCAAGCGAACTCAACCGGCCAAGACACCCACCCCGCGTCACAAACCGATCGAGATGCCGAGCCAGGGACTGAAACAATCCGACATTTTGTCGTTCAACTGTGACGCCGAGAAGGCATTTGTGCGGCTGATCAGCCAGATCCTGCAGGAAGATGGTCCGCTGGCGTACCGCGACGCCGTGCGGGAGGCCGCCTTCGAGCTGAATGTCAGCACTGAAACGTCGAAGCGCTACTTGGAGAAACACTGCGCCCGGCGGGCAGAGTTCAGCATTGCGGATGGTTTCGTAACGCTGAGAAAGGCGAAGACATGAGCGACGAACCGAAGCAACCGAAACAGATCACTTGTGAGTGTGGCAATCCGATCGGCGAACTCTACCAGTTGCACGATGGCCTTTGTCTGCTGGACACAGGCGGCGGATCGCTGGCGATGCATTACCAGGGCACCTGCAAGGCGTGCGGACGGCCGGTGTACTTCGATGTCAACCAGCAGAAGTTGGACCGGTTGATCAAGGGAGTCCAGGAACTCAGGCGTTCGGTAACACGTATGCCACCTATTACCGGAGGTTAGTATGTCAATAAAATACATGGACATAAAAGAGTTTCAGGAATTCGGTTATCTCCAGGAACTGAACCGTCAATTCCTGCACCCACTTGGTTTAGCTCTTGAGATCGTCATCGATGACGAATCAGGGAAAGCTAAACTGGGTCGCATTTGGGATTATAGCGAAGATCCAGAAGGAATGATCTTTGCCAAAGGACAAATTGACGCACTGAAAGCGGCGAGAGTTCAAGTCGCCTGGAACGAAAAGGCCGAAGCCAGGATCAAGAAGTTTGGCTTCATTATCCAGGATGAGTATTGATGCCGAACCGACCGCCATCCACGTGCAGGATACCTGGTTGCCCGCGTCTCAGTCATGGTGGCGGACTGTGCGATGAACACAAGGCGCAACGGCAACGGCAACTCGACGCCGAACGACCGACGCCAACTCAACGCGGATACGGTCCTGCATGGAAGAAGATCCGGGATGATCACCTCGAGAAGCATCTGTATTGTGTCGATCCATACCAGGTCCATGGCGCCAGTCAGGTCATGGCAACGGATGTTGACCATGTCATCCCGAGAAAAGAAGGTGGTACCGACGATGAAAATAATCTGCAGTCCCTGTGTCATGCCTGTCACAGCAGGAAGACGGCACGTGAAGACGGCCGGTGGGGCCGGAGACACCGCCGGATCTGGTCCAATGACGACCGTTAGGGGTATGGGGGTCGTTTTCCTTCGACCGTTTCACAGTGTACCGGTCGCCTGGTGCAATGCATTCACCCGCGAAATTCGAGCCGGGGGGGTAAAAACCGCGATATACAACAGGCGGGGGTATAAACCGCGTAATTCGGGCAGGGGGGGTGTTTTCCGCGTAATTATGCAGGGGGGTGTGTAGTGTCGCGCGGGAGGAAGCCACTACCGACGGCGGTGAAGGAGCTGAACGGGAACCCGGGCCACCGCGCGCTCAACAAGGCTGAGCCGCAGCCACCCCGGCCCAGCCGTGTACCACCACCACCTAATCACCTGACCGGCGAGGCCAGGAAGAAATGGCAGAAGCTGGCCGGCCAGCTGCACCGGATGGGCGTGCTTACCGAAGTGGACCAGGATGCGCTGGCGCGCTATTGTGTAACTTACCAGCGCTGGTTGCGCGCAGAGAAGGCGCTGGCCAAGGACGGAGATGTGTTGAAGACCAACAAGGGCAATTACGTGCAGAACCCGTGGCTGGCGATCTCGAACCGGAGCCTGGGGCTGCTGAACGGCCTGGCGGCGGAGTTTGGGATCACGCCTAGCAGCCGGACCAGGGTAAAGGCCAACCCGCCCGAGGAGGAAGAGAAGCTGGAGAAGGAGCTGTTCGGGCCGAAGACGAAAATCATCAAGCCGGGAGGTACGAGTGGATGAGTTGCGGTGCGATTATTGCCGGCAGCTATTTATAGCGACTGAGATCTTTGGCGGGTGCAGCTGCTGCGGGGCACCGGCGCCGGAAAAGATGAAGTTGGAATGGGGAATATCACCGGTGGAAAGAGTGATCAGGAGCGGTTTCTTGACACCGAATGAGATCAGGGAGATGTTCAATTTTGAGAACCGGGCGCACGCTATGCGCTCCGATGATAGCCTGCCAGGGCCGATCAGACTGGCAAGAAGAAAGGTTGACGATGAATAAATTTTGGTGTTCGCTGTTCGGGCATAAATTCAACTTCATATGGGCAAAAGATAAAGAGGAGAAAATTGTGTTGCTATCCTGCTGTGAACGATGCGGAAAAAACCAAGCAGACAATAGATTTCATGTGGTGTAAAGGGATAAGGGATGCCTCGTAAGCTACCGGAGGCTGAGCGGTACGCACGGGACGTGGTTGCCGGAAGGATCGTGGCGTGCAAGCTGGTGCGCCAGGCCTGCCAGCGACACCTGGACGACCTGCAGAACGGTGCGGCGCGCGGGCTGGTGTTCGACCAGGCTGCGGCGCAGCGCGCTCTGAACTTCTTCGCGGTCTTACGGCACAGCAAAGGCGAGTGGGCCGGGCAGCCGCTGGTGCTGCAGCCCTGGCAAATGTTCATCACGTGGACCCTGTTCGGGTGGAAGCGGGCGGAGCATAAACGCTGGATCGTCGAGAAGAACGGCCAGCGCGAGGACAGTTCAGGCACGCGCAGGTTCCGAACGGCGTACCTGGAGGTGGCCAGGAAGAACGGAAAGAGCACCTGGGCGGCCGGGATCATGCTGTACCTGGCGTTTGCCGACGAAGTGGCGGGCGGGGAGCCAGGTGCGGAGTGCTACACGGCGGCGACGAAGCGGGACCAGGCGCGGATCGTGCACAGCGAAGCGATGCGGATGGTCAATAAAAGCAAGACGCTCAAAAGGCATGGTGTGGTTGCCTACAGAGACAACCTGCACTGCGCGGAGCGGGATCAGAAATTCGAGCCGCTAGGAGCGGACAGCGATACGATGGACGGGCTGAACGTGCACGCGGCACTGCTGGACGAGCTGCACGCGCACAAGACCAGGATGGTATGGGATGTGTTGGAGACGGCCACCGGCAGCCGGCGGCAGCCGATGATCATTGCGATCACCACGGCCGGCACGAACCGGCAGAGCGTGTGCTGGGAGAAGCACGAGTACACCCGACAGGTGCTGGAAGGGAGCGTGGAAGACGATAGCTGGTTCGGGATCATTTTCACGCTGGACGAGGACGACGATTGGCAGGACGAGAAGGTCTGGTTCAAGTCCAACCCCAATCTGGGCGTGAGCAAGAAATGGGCGGACGTGCGCACGAAGGCGGCGCGGGCGAAGAGCATGACCAGGGCGCTGAACGCCTTCAAGCAATTAGAGTTAAATATCTGGGTGCACAGCGAGGTGAAGTGGATGAACATGGATGTCTGGGGGGCGTGCGCGGGGCCGGTGCCGGCGCTGAAACTGCCCGAGCACGTGGCCGGACGGCCGTGTTACAGCGGGCTAGACCTAAGTAACAGCTCGGACATCACGGCACTGGTGCACGTGTTCCCGCCGCTGACGGAGGATGAGCCCTGGTTCGTGATCTGCCGGTTCTGGATCCCGGAAGACAACATCCTGGAGCGCAGCAAGGACGACGGAGTGCCATACGATGCATGGGTGGAAGAAGGGTATATCACGGCGACGCCGGGAAATACGGTGGACCAGGCGTGGATCCTGGAGGAACTGGGGGAGGATGCTCAACAGTTCCAGGTGATGGAGGTGCCATTCGATCCATGGGGAGCGGTGGGGATCGAGCCGAAACTAGCCGACATGGGGCTGCAGATGGTGGCATTTAGGCAGGGTTACGGCTCACTGAGCGCACCGATGAAGGACCTGGAACGGATGGTGGCCAGGCACGAGATCGCGCACGGCGATAACCCGGTGCTGACGTGGATGGCGGATAACCTGATCGCGGTGGGAGATCCGGCCGGGAACATCAAGCCGGACAAGTCGAAGAGCAAGGAGAAGATCGATGGAATGGTGGCGCTGATCATGGGGCTGGACCGGGGGCTGCGGAACCAGGGCGAGGCGGGGAGCGTGTACGAGGGGAGAGGACTGGTGATGATATAAAACGTAAAACGAAAAACGTAAATCGTTATTCGTGAAGGTTATAATTGGCAAGTGGAAGGAAGGAAAAAATGGAAAAATTCAAAGTGTTGCCCCAAGCAATTAACGCTTATACAATCGATCCAGGACACTCGGACTGGACTGCTTTCATTCCGATTTTTGTAAATGGTCAATCTCATGGACTTGGGCAGGTAGGTCCGGGAATAAAAGTGATGGCACCTACCCAGTTAGAATTGGATGAGCTGTTCGATTGGGTGATTGAAAAGCTGATGAGCTGACATGGCCAAAGGAACGATTGAAATAATGGCAGATCCAGATGCAGCAAAAGTTTTTCATCGCGGCTGGACTGGCACGTTGGAAGTAGGCACAGAGGGAAGAGCAGAGAAAGTACATGCCATTTGCAAGTATAAATACCGCTTGAGATCAGGTGAAACCCGGGTAGTGTTTACTTATGACGAATATTTGCCTATTGTAAAGTTAGGAAACTTGTGCTAAGATAAAAGACAACTGGGTGTGATGGACGACAGGGCGCAAGCCTTGCGCCCCTACCCATACATCTTCACGGGTTCGACGGAGTACCGCCCGCCAGATTGGATCAGCAATGGTCCGCTCTGGCGGGCGTTTTTGTTTTCCAGCCAAAAGCGCTGGACACGTAAGCTGGAGTCGCATGACCCTGCCTCAGCAACCTGCAACCGAAACGCCCCAGATCCAAGCACGTAAAAAATTTTTCGTTTCCATCGAAACGACCGACGCGCTATTCGGCGTCGGACTGCTTTTTTTGTTCTTGGGGCTAACCCTGGCGATCGGCGTGGGCTGGGCATTCGCGGCGGTGGGGACAATTCTGATCGGGCTGGCCATCTGGTCAGTCACGCCGGCGGGAGGCGGATAAGATGCTGAAGCATCTGGCAGACATGCGGTACACCGATCGGGCCGTGGAGGCACAGACCGCGCCGCGCGGACGTGGAGTGGAGCGCCGGTGGAACTTCATGGGACAGGACCAGGCGACGTGGACGGGCGACGCGGTCACACCGGACAGCGCCCTGGGTGTGCCGGCGGTGCTGGCCTGCATCATCGTGCTGACAGAGGATATCGGCTCACTGCCGTGGTACCTGTACGACCGGCTGGCGAAGGGGAAGGGAAAGGCAGCCATGCAGGCGGTAAACCATCCGCTGTTCGAGCTGCTGCACGACACGCCCAACCCGGAAATGACCAGCATGAACTACCGGGAGATCGTGATCGGGCACCTGGCCGGCTGGGGCAATTCATATTCGCAGAAGATCTACTCCAAAGCCGGCGAACTCGTGGAACTGTGGCCACTGCTGCCGAACCGGATGCGAGTGTTCCGGGACGTGCCAGAGGGCCCACGCAGGTATCTGTACACGGCGGGATATGGGGACCCGATAGCGTTCACGCAGGACGAGATCCTGCACATCCCGGGATTTGGCTTTGACGGGCTGACGGGATACAGCCGGATCGAGGTGGCCAGGCAGGCCATTGCGATCATGATGGCGACGGAGAAATATTCTGGGAGCTTCTTCGAAAACGACGCCCGGCCGGGAGTGGTGCTGATGTATCCGAACCGGCTGAGCGACAAGGCGCTCGAGAACATCAAGGCGAGCTGGAACCTGGATTACAAGGGGGGCAGGAAGCACAGCAAGGTGGCGGTGGCAGAGGAGGGAGTGAAAATCGAAACACTGGGCCTGCCGCCGGAAGACAGCCAATTTGTGCAAACGAAACAATGGGGGTTGGAGGAAGTGTGCCGGATCTTCCGGATGCAACCGCACAAGATCATGCACCTGATCCACGCCACACTGAATAACATGGAGCAGCAGTCCATCGAGCACGTAACGGACACGCTGCGGCCATGGGCAGTTCGGCTGGAGCAGAACGTCAACATGCAGTGTCTGACCGAGGCGGAGCGCCAGCGCTACTACAACGAGATCATGTTTGACGGGTTGCTGCGGGGTGACACGGCGGCGCGCTATACGTCGTACGTGCAGGGGCGGCAGTGGGGCTTCCTGTCAGCCAACGACATCCGCGAGCTGGAGAATCTGGGGCCGATCGACGGCGGCGACACGTACATGATGCCGCTGAACATGCAGGCGGTCGGGCAGGGGGCGCCGATGGACCCGAACACGGTCAACGACCAGAGCGGGAACCACTCCAAGACCCCCATGATCGTCGAAAGCCACCTGCTGGACCGCTTCTCTACCGAAGAGCGGATGAAGCGAGCCAAGTCAGCGGTGGAGACCCGGCGCCGGCTAATGGTGGCTGAGCGGCCGGTGATCAAGGACGTGGCAGCCAGGTGCCTGCGGCGTGAGATCCACGACGTGAAGGAAGCAGCGGGGAAGTATTTGAAGCCAGGGACCGGGGAAAGGAAAGAAAAAAGAGACGCGGGCCAAATGGATACCTGGCTGAAGTTGTTTTACGAGGGGCACCAGGACTTCGTGAAGAAGCAATTTGCGCCGGTGATCAGCAGCTACGGGGAGCTGGTGGCGGGGGCGGCGGGTGAAGAGACGAGCTCGGATGGCTGGACACCCGAAATCGAGCAGTTCGTGCAGGCGTATCTGGACAGCTACGCAGTACGGCATTGCGGGATCTCCGAAGCGGAAGTGCGCAAGATGGTCCAACGTGCCATCGACGAGGCGAACGCCAGCGGGGCAGATCCACTGGAAGTGCTGAACGGGGACCTGGCGGACTGGGAAGAGACCAGGTCGGACGAGATCGCCGGGCGGGAATCGGTGCGGGAAGGTAACGCGGTTGCAAAGGCGGTATTCGTCGCGGCGGGATTTAGCGAGGTGGTGTGGGTGGTAACGGATGCCAATGCGTGCAATTACTGTGCAGGATTGGACGGCCAGGTGGTCTCAGTGACCAAGAACTTTTTGAACGCGGGCGAGGATTACCAGCCGGCCG